TATCCATCTTGGACTATGAGCGAAGACACTTGTCTATGGAATGCTCCTGTGGCTATGCCTACAACGGGTGGCCCATTTACTTGGAATGAAGCAAACCAATCTTGGGACGCTGTAACTGTTTAAGGGCGCACATGGATAAATTACAAATTTCTACTCAACTCCTTAACTCCATCATGGGCTATCTTGGTACTCGTCCGTACCAAGAAGTATTCCAGCTGATTGACGCCATTCAAAAAGAAGCTAAGGAACAGCCAGTGCCTGAACTGACAAATGAATGAGCTTGAAAAGGAATTTGCTGTGCATGAAGCTATTTGCGCTGAACGTTACCGCATGATTCAAGAACGCTTGGACAATGGCAAAGAGCGTATGCAACGGATAGAGTACATCTTGTACATAGTCATTGTTGCAGTACTGTTTGGCCCTGGCGTTGCCGGTGAATTTGTCAAGAAGCTCTTAGGCATCTAGCAATGTGGATCCATTCACTCTCCTCATGGCAGCTCAAGCTGCTGTTGGATTTATCAAGCAAGGCTGTAACATGCTCCACGAAGGACGCATGGAACTGGAGGGTGCGAAGAAAACAGTTGAAGGCGTCATATCAGACGTCAAAGCAATCAAAGGAATTTTTGATTGGTTCATTGGTCTATTCGTTAGTAAACCAGCCAAGACCACCGACAGCAAGCCTTTGGCGCAAAAGAAAGCCACTGCCACAACCAAACAACAGCAATCTTATGAAGAGCTTGAACTTAAGCTCATCAGTGAGATCGGGGCAAACCTCGGTGTCCTCTTCGACACACAGCAAGAAATTACAAACTACTACCTTGAACTAGAAGAAACGAGCAAAACCAACTACGACCCTGCACAGAATACGTCAAAGAAAGCTATAGAACGAGCTTTGATTGAGTTGCAGATGGAGAAGTTGATGGAGCAAACAAGGGAAGCAATGGTCTATGCTCCGCCGGAGCTGAAAGATCTATACAGCCGGTTCCTAGTAATGCATGGCAAGATTGAGCGTGAACAGGAGTGGGCTAGGTCAGAGATGATTCGTAGAGCCAGGTTGGCTAGGTGGAAAAAAGAACAAGACGAGATTGAGCTAATTCAATTAACAAGTGGAGTAATTGCCGTGATGTTCATATCTTTAATCTTTGGGTGGTTCATGTGGCAACTACGAAGCTGGTCTACTGGATATTGATAGGAGTGGCAATATGTATCATTGTTGGAGTTACCTCGATGGCATACGTAGAAACCCTATACATGCGAGCGCAACTTAAACAAGAGATCAAAGAGTTGCGTAAGTTGAAACGTGAATTAAAGGAGCAGAAATGATTGACCTTGCCAAAACTATTGGAGCGGTTGCCGCTAGTATTGCCGCATTAGGGGGCAGTTACACACTTGCCGATAAATTTGGTTTTTTTGACCGAGCCATCATTGAGTGGACTCCAGAGCATTTTAAAATTGTGGCGGAGGCTGGACAGCCCATCAATGTCACAGTTGCAAGAATAAAGAAGCGGGATGACTGTTCTGTTGAGAGTTTTACGCCAAGCATCCGTGATGCGGCGGGCATGGTGCATGAGGCAACCACCACCGCAAGCAAGTTTAGCGGCCCAGCAGGGCCAGAGATTGACACATTTACATACCAACTCACAATGGTGGGTAAAGAGAAAATTGCTGACGGTAAAGCAACTTTGTTGGCAACCATTAAATATAAATGCCCCGAAGGGGAGCGTGTTGTGCAATACCCCCGCCATGCAAATCTAAGTTTTGAATTGAAAGGCTAAAAAATGATACCTATCGGCGCACTTTTAGACATTGGTGGGAAGATACTAGACAAGGTCTTTCCTGACCCAGCACAGGCGGAACAAGCCAAACTCAAACTGCTTGAGATGCAACAAAACGGCGAGTTGGCAAAACTCAATGCAGATGTGTCTGAGCAACATGAGTTGACCGAGCGTCTCAAAGCAGACATGGGTTCCGACTCTTGGCTGTCCAAGAACATTCGTCCTATGACTCTGGTGTTTATACTGCTTACCTACACAACCTTTGCCATGATGAGCGCATGGGATATTGAGGTCAATAATAACTATGTAGAGCTGCTTGGGCAATGGGGAATGCTAATTATGTCGTTTTACTTCGGTGGTAGGACGCTAGAGAAGATTATGGACATGAAGGCTAAGAAATGAACTTATCAGAACACTTCACACTTGATGAACTAACGCATACTGACCATAGAGAACTGGACAATACGCCAAATGAACAAGAACTTGCAAACCTTAAAAGACTGGCTGAATTCCTTGAAACAGTCAAAGGCGTACTTGGCGGTAAACCAATCATGGTTAACTCTGCGTTCCGCTCTAAAATGGTTAATGACGCGGTAGGTTCAAAAGATACTAGCCAACACAGAGTCGGTTGTGCGGCCGATCTAAGAGTACCCGGAATGACACCAGATGAGGTCGTGAAAGCCGTAATTGCAGCAGGCATAGGTTACGACCAAGTCATACGAGAATTTGATCGGTGGACACATATATCAATCCCTAATGCAGCCAGCGGCACACCTCGTCGGCAGGCTTTAATAATTGACAAAGCGGGTACTAGAGTGTATGCTTAAGCCATATAATCGTGTTAGCATAAAGGACGCCACTGTATGACTACTGCATCGGTAATGACATATGATAGCCTAGTCACAGATATACAGCAGTATTTGGAGCGTACAGATACTGCCACGCTTACGCAAATCCCTAGGTTCATTATGCTGTGTGAGCAAACGCTTGCAGCAGACTTAAAGTTTTTAGGTAACTTAAACGTTGCAACGAGCACAATGACTATAAGCAATCCGGTGCTTGATAAGCCTGTACGTTGGCACAAAACTGTGTCAATGAATGTAACATCTGACGGTGTTAGAACGCCTATTTACTTGCGCAAGTATGAGTACTTACGTGAGTACTGGCCAAACAGCACTAGTACTGGCTTACCTTTGTACTATTGTGACTATGACTATACTCGTTGGCTGGTAGCGCCTACACCGGCTGCAGCATATGTATTTGAAATTCTTTACTACGAACGTGTACAACCCTTAGATAGCACCAATCAGACCAACTGGTTTACTATCTATGCACCTCAAGCATTACTATATGGCTCACTCTTACAAGCAATGCCATTTCTTAAGAATGATGAACGGCTGCCACTGTGGCAAGCTCAATATCAGCAAATTGTGTCGACATTGAAAGCCGAAGATGTAACTAGAATTGGAGACCGTCAAACAACGGTACTTGATACATGACAACATACAACAGCCCGTTTACTGGCAATGTAATACAACCTACAGATGTTTCTTATGCTAGTTTGTCACTTACCAGTGACACACAGCTTTTTTGGCCTTTTGACGGTGATGGCACTGACATATATGCTGCTCGCATTATGGAAGTATCAACCAGTTCAACTGCAAATGAGCTGTGGATGCCACCTGCAAATCAAGCATCAGTTGGTCAAGATGCATTAATTCGAAATGTCGGTGCTGTAGCCTTAACTGTTAAAGACTATGCAGGCACAAACGCCATTGTCACAGTGGCTGCAGGTGAAGCGCAATATATCTACATTACAGCAAATTCGACCACAACAGGGACCTGGGGAATCATTGCATATGGCATCGGCTCATCAGGCGCTGATGCTGCTACTTTGGCTGGTTATGGGTTATTAGCAATAGGTCAAACATTAAATCAGTCGCAGCCAGTTACAACATTTGCATCTAGTTACACAGCGCTTGCTGCAGATCGCTCAAATACTTATGTATGGACTGGCGGTGCTGGAAGTTTAACACTAACTCTTGCATCTACGCTTGGTGATAATTGGTTTATGTTTTTGCGAAATAGTGGGTCAGGCGCATTAACAGTTGCAGGTTCTAGTGGCGACACCATAAACGGCTCTACTTCCATTATTCTTCAGCCTACTGATTCATGCATTATTGTGTGTAGTGGCACAACTTTTTACACAGTAGGGTTAGGTAAATCAACACAGTTTGCGTTTACTCAACTTTCCAAAGCTGTACTTACAGGCACGTATACTTTAACTGCTTCTGAAGCGTCTAATGTCATTCAGAAATACACAGGCGCTTTAACAGGTAATGTAACAATTATTGTGCCTTCAACGGTGCAGGTGTACTATATTGTGAATGCAACGACCAATGCCTACACAGTAACCATATCAACTGGTGCTGGCGCTACGGCAATTTTGACTACTGGCACTCAAGCCACACTGGTTTGCGACTCTGTTAATCTGTATAATGCCAACACAATTCTTGCCGGGTCATCAACTATAAGTTTACAAAATGGGTCAGTTGGCGCACCTGCTTTAAGCTTTGCATCAGAAGCAACAACAGGTATTTATCGTGCAGCTTCAGGTGAGTTTAACCACACAATTCTTGGTGTATTGAGATCAACATTATCTGCAACTGGGCTTGCCATTGTGGGTACAGGTAACTTTACTGGTGGTGTTGCTGGCGGAATTTTCTGATGACCAAAAAAGTTTTTGCTCTTGACACTCAACCTGGCATTCAGCGGGATGGAACTGTATTTGACATAAACTTCTATACTGACGGCAAATGGGTAAGGTTTCAGCGCGGTCGTCCTCGCAAGATAGATGGATATCGAGCCATTACGCAAGACACGCACGGCTATTCTCGTGGTATATATGTTAATTCAGTTGATGGCAATAATCAAGTTTTTAATGGCTACAACAACGGTCTCGAAGTTATTAATATTGATAACTCAGGAATTGGGTCTGGCGTTAATCAGTTTACTTTTACAGGAAGAGCCTTAACGCTAAACACGCTTGTTGGTGGTTCTAGTTATGTAAACGCCACTTATACAGCTGTACCGTTAACTGGGGGTTCTGGCTCTGGTGCAAAAGCCACTATTGTTGTGTCAGGTGGTGCTGTGACTTCTGTGACTCTTACAAGTTATGGCAATAACTACGTTGTTGGCAATACATTGAGCGCATCAAACACCAATCTTGGTGGTGCAGGTTCTGGGTTTTCTATTACAGTTGCTACAATCACCACTTTCACAGCAAATGATTTAAACTTGTGGCAGTTTGATTCAAGCTTTGACTCGCAGGGTTCTGGCGATCAGTTGTTACTAGCACATGCCGGACAAAACTTAGCACAAATTGACGCAACAGCCTTGTCACCAGTTCTTGCAGGTGACATTTTTGGACTTACATTATCCCCTCTTGTAGACTCTTCTGGCTCAACTCCAACCAATGACATTATTGAAGTTGCTGGAGGCGTGGTTGTATTGCACCCGTATGTTTTTGTGTATGGCGACAATGGGCTAATTAAAAATTGTTCTGCAGGTAACCCGTATGACTGGAATAGTGCAGACGCTAATGAAACCAATGTATCATCAACCAAGATTGTTAAGGGGCTTCCTGTGCGTGGAGGTTCTAATGCACCATCAGGGTTATTTTGGGCATTAGATTCTCTTATTCGCGTATCATACGCACCTACAACTATAGGTGCAAGTACTTTATATTGGCGCTATGACATTATTTCTAGTCAATCATCTATCTTATCCAGCCAATCTGTTATTGAGTATGATGGCATCTATTATTGGTGTGGTACTGATCGATTTTTGCTTTACAACGGTGTAGTTAAAGAAATAAAGAACAATTTTAATCAAAATTATTTCTTTGACAATTTAAACTATGCACAACGTCAAAAAGTCTATGTTAACAAAGTTCCTCGTTTTGGCGAAATCTGGTGGTTCTATCCGTCTGGTGATTCAACCGAGTGTGATGATGCTATTATTTATAACGTACGTGAAGATTGCTGGTACGATGCAGGTGGCGCACTAGGCGCATATAGAACTGCTGGGTATTTTTCTCAAGTCTTTAAGTACCCTATTAACGCAGGTGCAACTTTAAGCACACAAGATTTGCTTTTTTCTGCATCAATTGCAACAACCAATGCAAGCACCAGTATTACTATAGCGCCAAATAATTTAGTTGCCGTTGGGCAGTTAGTTGTTTCTACCAGCATAACTTCTGGCGCTATTGTTTCTGTGATTACTCCTACACTGGCTTCTACCACGGCAACAGGCAGTTCTGCCGCATTTACAATTGTGGTCAACAGCGCAACTGGTATTTTACTAAACCAAGCCGTAACGGGAACCGGTATTGGGGCTGGCGCTGTGGTTACGGTTATTGCAGGAACTACGATAACTTTGTCTGTTGCCAATAGCGGCGCTGTGTCGGGTACTCTTTCATTTGCAGGCCTAACGTTAACATTATCAACAACGGCAACGGCAACAATTATAGAGACTGCAACTTTTAATACTACAGCAGGTAGAGTTACTTTATGGCAACATGAGATTGGTACTGATGAAGTTAGTAATGCCAATGTAAATGCGATTGAAAGCTATTTTGAAACATCAGATATTGGGTGGGTTCAAGGCGGTCCGGCACAAACAATGCCTGTTGGCGATAACTATTGGCTAAGAATTGAGCGTATTGAGCCTGACTTTATTCAAGAAGGCGACATGTCTGTAGTTGTAACAGGCAGACCTTTTGCGCAAGCTGCTGACGTTGAGTCAGACCCTTTTGTGTTCACGCCTTCAACAGGCAAAATAGATATGAGAGAGCAGCGAAGAGAGCTTCGTCTTCGGTTTATTAGCAATACTCAGGGCGGTAATTATCAAATGGGTAAAGTATTGCTTAGTACAACAGCAGGCGATGTTCGCCCTTACGGAAGTTAACATGGCACTTGCAATTGTGTATGACCCTCGTTATCATGACTTCCAGTCATGGGC